TTAAATAAAACGTCAAAACTATTAACAGTTTTATTTGAAACTGTAAAGAAATCTCCTGTGTTTGCATCTTCCATTGTAATTCCAACAGCATAAGATGTAGTTTTAAATGGATTAGTAAATGAAACTGTTTTTGTGCCTACTCCTGAAGAAATGTCATTACCACTAAATATTCTATCAACCATATCTACAGTTACAGTTACCTCTTGAATTACAGGTGTTGAAGCTAAATCTGTTGAAGTCATAACAATTCTAAATTTTAAATATCTTGCTGTATAAGTGCCAATAACAAAATTTTGAAAAGATGTGTATGTAGAATTGTCATCGCTAGTTGCAATTTCTAAATGTGCATCACAATTAGCTGGTGTATCTCCATCAAAATTAGAGGCACTCGAATCAAAATTTCCACTACGATTATCAAACAGATCGTCTGGGTTTCTTGCTGATTGTGTTAATGAAGCTGTAACTCTAACTGTATGTTTTGCTCCTATATCAATTACATTAGCAAACTCATAATCTCCTGAAGCTAAAAAGTCTGCATTTGCTACACCTGAGTCAAAGAATCTTGTTGTATTAGCATCAAATAAACCTGAAGCAGAATCAAACAATTCACTTGAATTTAGAATAAGTGAATCGTCAGATATTGAAACATTTGTTTTAGTTCCAGCAAATGTAGGATGTTCACTAACAGTTGTAATATTGTTAAAATTTTCTGCACTTGTAACATTTGATATAATAGCTGTAGCATTGGAACTAAAGTTACCAAGTTTATCTACTGCTTTGATGAGATAAGTTCCAGCCCTAGCTGGTACTGTAATTGACGTTGCTGGTCTTGATACTTTAGTAACTAAATTTACAGAGTTTAACCATTCTCCTGTTCCATCTGTTTTATCAGAAAATCTAATTTGATAGTAAGCTAAATCTAAATCACTAATCGCTGTCCAAGACAAATGAGCATCTTGACCTGTAATATTACAAGAAAAATCTGTAACATCTGATGGTGGGTCAATAGCACCTACAATTTTTCTTTGTGCTGTTACATAAGATGATGAAACGTCAAAATGATTTACTGCTTTTACTCTTACATCATAAGTTTCTTGGTCAATTACATTTAAAACTCTATGATTTAATCCTGAACCTTGTGAATATATAATAAAATTTGAATCTGAACTTAATTTATATTCAACTTGGTAATAATCTATAAATTTGTCTGTAGATGCTCCAATAGTTATATCTAAAGCTACAATAACAGTTCCATCATTATATTCTACTAAAGTGTCAGATAGTGTTACACTTGCTGGTGCTTGAATAGTAAATGGACTTGGTAAATTAGTTGATGGTGTACTTGATACTTGTTGTTTTGTTGCCCAAGTATAATGTGATGCTTGATATTCTACCAAATTAAGATTGATTGTGTAATCTTCGTTAAATGTCATAGATAACACTCTAAAAGCTTTTGTTGAAAAACCTAAACTAGACAAAGTAACATTTACAATATCTCCGATGTGTAATTCATAAGCTTTGAATCCACAATTTATTGAAAGTCCTAAAGACTCTCTTGATCTTCTTAAAATAATCTCAGCCATCTCCTCTGCTTGATAAGTTGAAGTAATAGTTCTAAAATCAAATCTACCCTCTAGTAAAAACCCACCATCTGCTGTTTTCATCGTTGAATGTTGATCTGCACTTGCTAATCCACTATCATCAATAGGTGGAAACTGCACTTCATCAACTTGATAATTTCTGTCAGGATTTACATAAGAAACTATAACTCTATTATATTTTGAATTTTTTGTAGGAGATGCTAAAGCATATCCACCAATAATATCATCTTCTGTTAATGATACTGAAGCCGAGCCTGTAGTCTCAATAACTAATTTATATTTACCTTGAACATAAGGGAGATAACCTCTCATTCCTTTGACAATATCTCTTACATTATCTAATACTTTTTTTGATGTATCAACAACAGCATTACAATCAAATATATTTATATCACTTGCACTTGAATATGGTGTAACTTGTGTAACACAAATTTGTGAAGCATCATAAAAACTTTGTAAATCAATATCTGATGTTGCAATTCCTTTTCCATATCTTTCATTTCTTAAATAATCTAATAAACAAAATGCTGGGTTGGTAGAAAAAGATGCAGTTTGTTCAGACAAATTAGATGCTAGAGTAACAACTTTTTTACCTTTTACTTTAGCTTGTACTTGAGGTATCCCACCAAATACATCTTGATTCCATTTAAACCTCAAAGCTAAATAACAAATACCTCTTAATCTATGATTACTTCCCCATGATGATAAAGGTGTAAGTACACTTGATGCTACTTGATCGTCTTTACCTAAAAATGCTTGTATTTGTATTGTACTTTCTGCTGATGAACCCTCAACATTAGGGTCTGCTTTATAAAAATTACTATCACTACTTGCTACTTCTCTAACTGTTCCATGAGTTAATGCACCATCAAATGTAACTACTTTGTCATCTACTCTTATTTGTTCTATTGAATTTACCTCTCCCTCTGAAAGAACTAAAGCAACATATAAATAAGTGTTATCTGTTCCTGAAGTTTCTATAAATACTCTAGTTCCACCAACTAATCTTTCTCCATATATTACAGGAATACAGGCATTGTTAGATTGTTTATTAAGTAATATACCTCTTTCAGTTTCTTCAAAATCATTTGTACCAAAATCAGGTACATCAGGTTTCATTGATCTTCCAAACAACCAACCAATAGCAATCACACCTAAAGCAACAAATGGATTAAAATTACCTGTAAAAATACTAAAAGCTGTTCCAATAACATCTTTACCTTTATCAATAATTTTATCTACTACTCCACCCATAACCAACTATCCTTTGTAGTTTGTTTCATAATTTTTCTAACTTTGTTATTATTATCTAATCTTATCCAATGTATTTGTTTATTTAATCCTAAAGTATTCGCACTATTATTTTTTAACCAACTCATTATTTGTCGGACATTTTTTGTAGCAATAAAATCAATATGCAACATAATATCTCCACAATTCCAATTTTTTATTATACCTGTATTTAAAAATTTTTCTTCTGTTTGTTGATTTACAAATGCCCAATTTGTAAAACCATAAATATATTTATCTTTAAATATTTTGTACTGATTATTATTGATAGATTGTATTACATGATTATATATTTCTTCGTATGTATTATTAGAGTATCTCTTAAATGATTTATAAAAATTAATTATTTCATTAAAAGTTGTCATTATTCTCTACCCCATTTAATATCTAAAACTGTTTCACTAGAAAAATCCATACCAACATCTGAACTAAAAAATCTTTGTTGTGAAGCATTATTTGTTTTTCTACCTGACTTCTTATCAAAGTCTGCCCAATGAGATACTATAATTAATTTTACATTTGATTGTGTTGTTGTTTCTGCTATTTCGAATGTATCTATATTTCCTGAATATAATAATATTGGGTCAGCAATTATAGAGTTGCTTGAATTTAATAATCCTCTGTATATTTCAACAGTATCATTAACAACATTTTCATTTAAAACTGTAGATATAAATGTTTGATCTGCACCTGATAAAGATAAGCTTAATGAAGTTTTTGTAATATCTGTTTGTTCTTCAAAAGATGAAGCACCTACTAAAAATGAAGAAGCAGTATATGTTCTGCTTGAACCTGATATTGATGAAGTTAAATTAAAACCACAATCAGTTAAATATACAGGTGTAGAAAATCCTATTTCTATAAGGTGTATTGGTCTAATCTGACCTGTTAGTAACTCGTTTTTTACTGCTGTCGTTAGTGTTCGTGCCATGTTCCTCGTAATATGTTCTAGTTATGGTTTCTGTACCTTTTAACATGGTAAAATTAAATTTGCTATCAGGTTTTTGATAAGCTTTTAAATCGTTAGTTTTATCGTCAATCTCATCTTCATTGACAATAGCTGTAGCTTCAAAGTCTGCACTAATTAAGTGTGTAATCTTGTATTTTTTCATTAAAGAGTTTCTTCAACATCCAACTCAAATTGATATAGTACATTACCATCTTTATCTGCACCTACAGTACCAAATTCTTGAATATCGTTAATTAGATGTACAGTAAAAGGTACATTGTCATAAGTGACAACAGAATTATCTGCTAATGCTGTTATTAAAGGTGGCTCTATTGTAATCGTTGCTTCATTTGACCCATCGGCTGTTGCATCTGCAACTACCATATAAACTTTATTATGTGATGCAAATTTTACAAAGTCTCCAGCTTTCAATGTTCCTGTCATGCCATCTATATCTATTGTAGTGTCTCCAACTGCGTGAACACCATTTACAAGAACAGTACCACTAACATTACCTCTAGCATCTTCTATTTCAGGTGGAATAATAGTAAAGTTTTCTTTACCTGATCTTTGCTTCATTATAAAAG